GATCGCCAACGGTGTAGTCCTCACGCAAGAGCTTGAGCACGAAGAGCCCCGTCGTGCGGTCGATGTAAAGCACGCCCGAAATGTGGTGGAGGACATCCGCAAGGAAGTCCTCGATCGCCATCTGCTGCGACCACACGAACGATATCCCGAGCCCCTCTGCAAAGAGGGTGTCGGCCGCAGCCTTGAAAGAGTCGTCGTCCAGGTCCGCGTCCGTGTAGCCCATGCCCCACAGCGAGTCGGTCAAGACCTCATGAATGACGTGCGCCGGATTCATGTCGACCAGGCCGGCGGGAGTGTCAGCATCTACGCCGATCTGGATACCGGCGTAGATGAAAATGTGCGACCCTATCTTCTTTGGCGGCGTGCTCTGGTCGTAAGTGTCGGTTACACGGTACGCAACTACGTTTGGGCCTGCTTCATTGATGTACTCTTTAGGTATCACGGCAGTCGATTGGTAGTGCCCCATCTCGGGGTTAGAGGTTGACACTACGGGGGTCAACGTGATCTTGTGCTCATTGAACCACAACGCTCCGCTGTCATCATGCCAACACTGCACAGTGAGTGGATAATCAGGTATTGCGCCCATGTCCCAGCGCAACCACAGCTTAAGCCCTTCCTTGACTTCGTAGCCTCCCGAGCCCGAGCTGTCTACCTTAACCAACGTACCGTCTGGAGGTAGGCACGTCCCTGTAGGGGGGATTGCATAGTTCTGCCAAGTGTACCCGACGGAAAACCCACAAGAGGCGTCGAAGCCAACCGGGGCATTCCCTATTCCACCATGCCCTTGTGCCCACGCCGAATCGTCGAGTGTTATGCTGCTGTAGTCGTAACCATCGGTGGGGTCTACAACTAGGTACTTCCACACGTCTTGTCTACTGCGTGTGCCGGGGGCGATCTCAGCCTTTGCGTCATACCACTGCGTGTCGCCGCCGTTGCGTGTGTGGATGCGCTTCACTGCGAAGGATATAGGACGCAAGAAGGGGGATGGCCCAAACAGGCACCTTTCCAAGACAGCAGACGCGATGCCGTAGTATTTCGGTCCTAGCGCTGTATCTAAAGTGGGAGGTGAGCCGTCCGACGCAGGCAAGCTCATATTCTGCGCTAGGTAGTCGTTGACGCCTGCGTCGATCCCGGCGTTGTTCACCGCCCCATCATTCAGCGCAGCAAGGCCAAACACACCTTCTTTCGAAGGGACAAGAGTGTTGTTGTCGAACGGAGTCGAGCCGTCATAAGAATTAAGCCTCACTCCTGTAAGCCCGTTGACACTCTCTTGCGTTACCAGACCTTTAGGAGCGCACGACTTGTCGGCATAGTAGGCGTCCAGCCAAGCATCAATTTTACCGTGGCATACCATGATCTGCATCCCGGCCCAGTAACAGTAACCTACTGAACTATCCGTAGATGGCATAGCCCCTTTCCCTGTGACGGACTTATCGCCACACCATGTGATATTGACGTTCTTCACTGCTCGACTTCCGAACACGACGGGAATGGGGATGCCCTCGTTTGCCGTAGGCCGGTCCATCGAATTGGGCTTAGGCGCAGCGGGGGCCTTCATGCTCCATCGCTGATAGAGTGAGTAGATGAACTCAAGAACCAACACACCGGCGACGAGCCAAGCCATTAGAACATCCTCCTAGAAAACACTGCTCATCCCCGACATAGGGTTGATTCCAGTGATACCCGGACACCCGCCGTGGTTGCCGAGGTTGTGGTGAGTGTCGCGACACGTGCCGGTAGACTTGTCGCATCCCGGATAGAGGTAGATGGAGAACCCGCCCGAGCCAAGCGTTTGGAAGTCTTGCAGAATGGCCAGCACAGGGCGCATCAAGGTAAGTTCCCCCGAAGACACACCTACGATCATCCGCCGCGTACCGTCAGACGCCTTGACCGACCCGCCGACGTAGCCCTCGAGCGAAGTCAGGGTTAACACGGTGACCTTCGCGCCCACCACACTAGTCACCACGCGCGATATCTTGAGCGCCTCACGATCCACGTTGCAGCCTTGGCCGCCGAAGATGTGGCGGCATGACCGCTGGTAGGTCTCGCGCAGACCGAGCCTGCGAAGCGAGACGAACACCGGCTCGCAGGTGAGCGTGACCGTCGCCACCGTAACACTCACGCTCAAGACGCGCCCCTTCCAAATCGCTAGCCCGTTTGTAGGATCATCATAATGCGTGCGGAACACCGTTACGGTGGTCACGGCGTCGGGCGCGTAGGCGAGAAACGCGGCGGCCATCGCATTGGTAATCGGTAGCGTGATGCTGATAGTATCTTTGGGGACGTCACTAGAACTGCTGATGTTGCCAACGCTGATGACTTCCGGGGTCCAATCGTGGGTCAGCGCCGTGAACAAGGCCGGGAGAGCCACGTACCGCCAAGTAGTATTCCCGCGATTGAACTGGAACAACTGCACCGGAGCCGAGTCCTGCTGGCTGACCTCTAGGGTGGCGTAGCTCATGGGTACACCGGGACTTCCTTGGTAGCTACGGCGATGGTCGCCTGCCGGCCTGGCAAGTGTTGGATCTCGATGCGGTCAGAGTCGAGCCGAGAGAGGGAGAGCTTACAGGTGCTCACGATGTCGGCTACGGCGAAGGTTATCTCGGTGTGCCCCGGTCCCTTGTACCAGGTGACACCGGTAAGGTGTAGAACTTCGATCCCTGCGCCTCCGCTCGAAACGCTCACAACCCGCCCGCAAATCAAATCGCCATTGACATGCGTAATCACGATATCCGTCGGGAGTGTGTACTTGGTCGCAAACCCAATCGCGCCGATCTGCACCGTGCTATCGCCTTGGTGGATGTCAGCCACCACGACAGCATCGCCGTTCCAGCTCGACGTCCAAAACTGCTTCCACTCCCCGCGCCGAGTGTGCAACCACACGCGGATCTCCCAGAGAGTAACCGCATTCTGCGCCGTCCATGCCAGCTTCGCCGCTTGGTTAGGGGTGGCGTAGATGTGGTATCGGTGGATCGGCCCGGTCTGAGAGTCGAGCGTCTCTACCTCGCGAATGTTCGTCTCGCGTGCATCGTTGATGATCTCCACCTGGTCAGTAATCAAAGAGTCGTTCAAGTACACGGGGTAGACGAGCCCACCGTCGGCCGCTAGCAGGTCTTCCGTGTCTACACAGTCGAACACGGCTTCCGCCTCTGTGTAGTCGTGCGGGCCGCGCTCCCCCGTGAACTCCTGCATGAAGGTGCCCACCCGCAGTGGGATGATCCACGGTTTAGTATAGCCACTCGACGTCGCGCTAATGGAGATGATGCCCGAGCCGAGCCCGGACACCGTCACCACCTCGTAGCTCGCATTGCTACCCCACACGAGCACGCTGCCACCAACCCGGTAGGCGGGCGCATAGGTGACGTCGATGGGCAAGGATACTGTTGAGGCGCTGATGGTAGGGATCTGAGTAGCGTTTGGCCAGTCAGGGACGAACACTGGATCTCCGCCCACCGTGCGCGCCAGCTCGCGCGCAGCCCCGTAGTCGACGTCGTCGAGGATGTACTTGCAGACGTAGCCAATCCGAGGCATTGGGCGCAGGCTTAAACGGTACTCGGCGTCGTGGCACTTGATGACGTCAGTCCGCCACTCAAGGCTCTCGACCAAGTCCATCTGGGGCATGAAGGGCCAGACTGACGTCGTCATGCCGTGCCCCCTACGGCGCGTATGGTCTTCCAGTTGCGCTTGACGTGGTTGACGATCACCCGCTCGCCCTGCGTGCTGCTAAGGTACTGGTGGACGGCGTCCCCGGCGTCGTAGGCGTTCACAATGCGGATGCGTTGCTGACCGCCGCCTTGAAGTAGTTTCGCTGTATCCGATCGGCTCGTGACATCAGCAGGGCCACGCACGAACTCCGGCCCGCGCTCACCGACTAGCCCGACAGAGCCTGCTGGGATACGCCCGCCCAGGTCGTGCCCGCCAGAGAAATTGGTACTTGAGATCTCAGCCAGCACCGCCGCACCCTGCGCCGCAGCTTTCACCGCAAGAATGGCGCTCGTCATGGGGGCGGTTGCGGCCTGTGCGTTCGCGATGCTCTGGAACATGTCCAGGGTGCCAACCGCGACGGCGAAACTCTTCTGAAGAGCGAACATAGCTTCATAGATCCCGCTCTGCTCGCCACCCCATTTCTTCGCCGCGGTCGCAAGGTTGCCGAACAAAGTCTCCGCATTCTGAGAGACTTGCTGCATGTGCTGTACTTCGAGTTCTGTGCTTTTGCGCGCGTACTCTGCGCGGATGCGGTATTTTGCCTCTTCGATCTGGCGCTGAAGGTTGATGTCTTTTCGGCCTACATCTTCGCGGCTCAATTCGGTGAGTGCTTGGAGTTTGTGATCTCGTTCGCGCTTGATGGCCGACTGTTCATCATTTGGATCTGCCAGCATGTCAGCGCGGCGCAATGCCTGGCCTTCGGTTTTGTTCCGTATCGTTGCTATGTCGAAAGCCTCTTTCTTTTCCAATCCCCTGAGCGTTGCCCGCTTCTCTTCTTGACCATGCAGACTATCCTCTACGATCTTGCGCTGCTTGGCGTATGACTCTCGGACTACATCCTCTTCCTTCTTCAGGGAATTGCGTACGGATTGGTACTCTGAATCCTTCTTGTCCGCCAAATCCTTCAATTCCTTGTCGCGTATGTCTTTATTCGCCTTCGCCTGGCGCTCTCGCTCGCCGTTCTCTTTGTTCGCGTATCTGACAATGGATTCCTCGCGAATGCGGCAGCTCTCCTCGATCTTCTGTTCCTCTGACTTCATCCCCTTGGTTAGTTCGTCCATCGCCTTAGCGCGGATCTGAGCATTAAAGGCGTACCTTTCCTGCGAGTCCTTTTTGGTCAGTTTGTCGATCAACTGTTGGCGCTTTTCGTATGAGGACTCGATCGCGCTCTCTGATAGCTGAAGATCCTTCTTCAATTCCGCTAGTTCGCGTTCTCGGCGGCGTCTAGCGCTCTTGTCGTTTTTTTTATCGTGGCCAACTTTTTCGTCTTCTGGAAGTTCTGGTTTCTCTTTCGCCTTGTTTTCTCGCTTCTTTTGCTCGGCATCCAGATCGGCCAAGGCACCGAGCCCGGTGGCGCGAATGCGGGCCATTTCTGATTCAAAGTTTCGCCTAGCGTCCGCCAGGGTGCTCTTGGTGACCAATGCCGCCAAGACATCGTTGACATACTTGGCACTAGCTCCTAGAGACTCGAAACCGACGATGGCATATGTAGCGGCTTTCTGGGCGACGGTGATCGCCTTGCTGACACCTCCTCCCCCAAGTCCAAGCCTCTTGTTCAATGCCTCTATGGCCAGCGTTACGCCTTCAATGTCTGCCTTGATGACATCGCCGAGGATTCCTCTTCCCATGTCACGGAAAAGCTCATTCCATTCCTGGCGCAAAATCTTGATCTTGCCGCCCATGCTCTCAAGCTGGCGCTCGGAAGAC